CTTGTCGAAGACCTGGAACACATACTTGGTATGCTGCAAAATGAAAAATGAATGATATAAAGTTGAGCTCAAATACAAAAAACTCTGACTACGTCAGAATCAAAAATTTCAATGAGTTTTTATTTCAACTTGACGATAGTCAACGTACGCATATTTGCCTGCGTGCGCTCCCCGGGCTCTCGGGGAGTTACCTTTATTAAGGCGGCTAAACCTCCACTTTATTCATCTAAGTGAAGGGGGGGTGCTCCTATAAAAAATGAGCATGTAAAGTCTTCGCCTGCTGCGGCATAAGACTCATAGTATCCAGAATTTGAATTGGATCGAGGTGCGATAGTTAACACATATGATGGACTACCAGTAATGGCTAAACCTGTTGTTCCAGTAACATTTGAAAACAGTGTTTTTGTTCTAGATAAACAAAACCTATTCTGACTGTAAAAAGGTACCTCAAAAGACAGGATCTTATTGTCTTCAGTTGGTTGCTGGAAAAATCCATTCAACCCATTGAGGGTGCGAGAATTTGTATAAACAGTCTCGGGTGTTGGATAAGCTTCATCCATATCCAAAATGGTATTATAAACACCAGTAAAAGGACGATTGTGGGCTGAAAGCTTATTCAAGTTCTCATTAGTACTGACAGCAGATCCACCTCGTGACATACCTCCTGTATCGACGGCGTAACGGATAGAACCTTTCCACCCCACGTATGCAGAAGACACATAACGCAAAAGTGTTGTTCTTGCCATAGCGTACCAAACGTTATATGGGGCGCCAACATGTTCTTGAGGAACAGCAGTGATCAAATCGCCAAAAACATTACAAGCACCACACTCGAAAGGCATTGCTGTGCGATAACGCGTGTGCCAAGTGTTAGTAGCTGCAGAACCTGGTGTGGCTGCGGGAAGTGATGAAATCTCGTGCAACATATATCTTTTTAGCAAAGGTCTGAAAGATTTGTATGTTTCACCAAAATGTACGAGTTTCATACAATCCTCTGGGGATGTTGTACCAGCTATGGTAGTCACAGGAGAAGGGTCAAGCTCATCTAAACCAGCTTGAACACCACCATCTTCAGTGGCACCATTTGGCAATTGGTCGAAGCGATCATCAAAATCGTCTTCTAGTGGATCTATCTCTTCAGCTATTGCGACAGGATATGGAGATACATTCTGCGGGATGTCAAATCGAAAACGATGTATGACGTCACCGTTAGGGACTGCAACTTCAAAGTCGTCACCTGCTGACACATAGACATTGATGGAAATATCATTGTCTATGGTCGAATCAGGAACAGCTAACTCGTTAACAACGTAGATCGCTAGAGTTCCATTGCCAACCAAGGAATTGATCGAATCATAACCCATCGGAGTAGTACTATAGTTAAGACTGCCAGTAGCATAATTACCTAATCTACGCCAGGTGGTCGATTGACCCCATCCTACGTTCATAGTGAAGTCTGTCTCCTCGGTGATATCCAACAAAGCTGTATATGCTGTGTTATAGTTAGGCAACAACGACGTCTCAAATGGATCGTAGACAATCCTCAGTCGACCGCGATGATATTTACTCGCAACAACTTGAAATCTTACTTTGAATGACCCGCGCCAGAAGGTAAAAGGCGCGCAGGCAAAAGCCATAGCTGTCAAGTAGTGTTGTGAGTTGTCACCTGACCCTGAAGTTTGAAACATAGCAGAAGGATCTAAAACCATATTCCACAACAAATTTCCTTGAGAAGCAACTCGCGGCCAATTAAAAGAAGTTAGATACGACTCCCGAGACCAGATGTGTTTCAACTCTAGTTCGTCTTGTCCCGCCATGCCATCAATGCGAGAATCAATTGACAATTCTTGTTTACAGTCCAACGTAAGCCGATTTACATCGTCATCCACATTGGAATTTGCAAAATTGCCTTTTGAGACCCTCTTGAAGACCTTAGTCTCCAAAATGGCAGGTCTACTATAACCGAACACTGACGCCATACCTGAAACCGCAGAAGCAGCTAAAGTAGTAGCTGTAGCATAAGGTTGTAACCAGGGGACTTTAGCGAGGGATTGAGCTATTACCGCAAGCGCAGAGGCAGGTCGGCTTATAGGTCCAGTCCCGTACTCATCACTAGCACCATTAGGACGTTGCAAAGCATTTTCAGCAGCACGAGCTGTCAAGAAAGGATTCACAGCTTCTGTGGGCACAGACAACTTAACGTCTGAAGCCCAAGCAAAAACTGAAATCGAAATCTTATCAGTTGCACCGTTAGCATGTTTCAAGATATTCAACGTTCGAATCTTTATCTGACCAATGGACAGTAGATCTGATCCACTTACAATATCTATGGCATTCTTATACCAATAGAAAGGTAAGTCGAGTTGACCACCTGTACTAGTTGTTGGGTCTAGAAAAACATGGGGTCGCTGAGATTGCAGAACGATGTCAGGTTGACCACCAGCCGTTGTTTTACCAAAATTATCAGCATCATATAATGGTTGATACGATGCCAAAAGCCTTCCATAGAAAAAGGCATTACCGTTTATCAAAAACTTAACATGAAGTTTAGCTTGTAACAAACGATAGTTGGCAAGACGAGCTGCTACACGATCATCTGTGAAAAAGTCATTCCACGGATTGATGTCCGCTGTAAATTCCATTCCAGGGGTCCAATCATCTGTATATATCATGACTGGTCGACTGAAGAAATCGCCTAACGGAACATCCTGAATCATGCTATCAGACCTAGTACTGTCCATGGTTCCCGCGTAGCGAGAATCGACAATTGTATCTTCTGCGTCCATAAATGTAACTGTTTGCTGTTTGGCTGAGTTGACTTTATAGTGCGAGTTGGGAACATCTCGGCGAAGCATCGCCAAAATAAAAACCGCACACATCATGTCAAAACAGCATTTCGCGCTATCCAGCGCTAACCTTTTTAGGGTAAAGGCTATACCACAAATTGAAGAGAATAGACTGCGTGGCTCTTCGTTTTCCACTGAATTTTGGAGAGGAAATGTAAAGATGAAAATATGTATAAACAATGTATTATGTTCAATATGTACAATGAAGGACCCTCTCAATACATCTAAGTAACTGCCGCTTCATACTTCTCCTTCCAGTGATCAACCCTTTCATCGAAGGTCGCCACTACTGACGGAAGGAGAGGGACATTCAAGTCTTCAATTACCTTCAACATTTGTGCGCGCCGCATGTCATAATGTTCGCGTCCGTACGCGAACCACTCATGCATTGCTGTGTCTAAGCAAGATGTCGCAACCTCAAGAGGTGTGACGCTGCTGGACTTAATGTTCATGTGAAGGGATTTGAAGATTGAATCTTCATCCAACTTTCCAATTGGATGGCCTATCTCCGGGATGAAGTTGGACTTACGCTTGAGAAAATCAACGTCTCCAACATCCATGAATTCTTCTCCACCTTCCTTTTTGTCAGGTCGAGTTATCTTCATGTTGTGTTTCGCCAGAAAATCACGAAAGCTTATAAAATTAAAGCCTCGGAAATCCGGGTGAACACTTCCGGCCACGTCATCACCATAAGTGAGAGGTGACACTCTAGACCGGAAATCTGTTTCATTAGGGTAAACAGTGAAAAAGCCAATGCGCAGATACAAGGACCCCGATAGTCCATTAATATCTACTGTGAGGGAGTGGCCCGACGTGTTAAGGTTGAAAGCCATTATGATTGAACCATTCCAGTCAATCAAAGGGTGGATGATATCAGACACCATCATTCGCATGAAGTAAAGGTCTGATTCATCGTATCCCGCTGCTTCTGCCAAATCTATTAAAATTGACCATGACGCGTTAGTCATTTGAGCATTCATTCGAACATCATATTTCGAATAGTCCCAGGCAATCATTTGACCATCATCTGCATATTTCTTGCAGTGATCCATCAAAGCTTCCCACTCGGGACCGAACGCATTAACCCCAACTGCACTCTCACACTCCAAAGGATGGAAATGTATAAAGCGAGCGATTGGGAGGAAATACTTTCGAATCCAAATACTCATCGCAACTGCAGCGGCTTGGAAGACACGAACTTTTTCCTTTGCTACTACCTCATCTTTCAATGTAGCAGCAGTCAACGGATAGGCTCGCTCTCCTTTACGCCAACAGTCACGTAGACGGTTAACTTCCTCCATGACTTCATCCGAAGGGACTCTATCAACAAGGATTTCACCATCTCTGACCTCCTCAAAATGTAACCATTTCGGACCAAACACAGGAGGACCCATGCTTGTATCTTGAGGGAGAGGGTCGATGAAACGCTTACCTGGTATGCCGAGTATACACTCGCGTAAGGTGAGCGGTTCAACTTTCTCCTTTTTTACCCATTCCTTCATCAATGGCAGCAAAGGTGCCAGATAATCTTCTTTCGCTTTAGCAACGACAGATGGTAGGAAGGGCTCAGAAGGGTTAGCAATGTGATCGAGTGTCGCATTGAACCACTTCCAGTTTGGGGTCAAAGGAGTGCCAAACCATTTATTTTCAACACCGCAGTGCTTCTGAATTAATGGTGACAGTGGGCTTTCTGTCGCGTTAGACTTTTGTTCTCGTCGGACTTTGACTGATCCGTATGGAACGATAACGCTCGTGTGGTCCATCTCAGCTATCGGGCTTTTTGGATGGACTTTTGTAGAACTAAGAAGAGTTCGACCATACTGCGTCTCGGGTATTATACCGGTATTTGCAGAAATCAAACACTTCTTCTCGACTCGTAGAATCACTTCAAACGTTTGGGCTTGATCAAGAGTGATCGTGATCATTGTGCACCTACGTTTATCCGTAAATGGAGTCATTGGTTCTATTGCGCTGGCTATATGAAAGCCAACAAGGCATGGTTTACTCGATTCTGTTACGAGAGGCGCCATACAACGCCCGACATCACCAGTTGTACTCTGATATCTGCCACCCCAAAATCCGTCTAATTTTGCATGTCCGACTTCACCGCACGCGACCAATACGCGTTCTTCGGTTCGTTCGAACGATCGATACACACAAGTGTTCAAACTGCAATAAACAGATCCTTTGGGTTTTTCCACAGGCAGCCATTTCATGAAACCTGCAGCAACATCAGGACAGCCTGGCACAAAAGCCGCAACAACATCCAGATCTGGTATAATTGCTAAACATTTTGATTCAGCAATGAAAGTGAATTTACCTCCTGCACCGTTGTGCAGATAGGCTTCAACTTTCAACCAGTCGACCATAGGTCGATTCATGTCAAGATCCTCATGGAACATATGACGAGGAATCCACGCTATGTATTTCTGGGGAAAAATGATATTACAGTACTGGACCGTACCATTTGGATCAGTAAAACTGGCCCAACCATGGTTTTTGGAGACTGATTGTACCACTTGCCGTGTTGTAGCCGTGATGCTGGCGGGTTGAGTTTCCACTTTAAAATGTAAAGTGTTAAACATCGACCCAAACCACCCTGGTTGTTGATCTGTTATGACCAAGGGTGATTTCTGCTTCTCCTCCGTAGGAGAATTTTCGCCGTTGGGTTGTTGGTGCGTCCTGGTTTTATTCCACATATAAAATGCACCAAGCATCGCAGCCAAAGCTGTGCACGCCATAGCACCTTTGTGGCTTCTAGTAAGTTCGACCGACACTGGCAAAGCGTCGCGTCTTGACAAGTACGCTTTCTCATAAATTCGTGTACGAGCGTAGAGGTGAGCTAAAAATAGCAGCCCACTCACAATCGTGATAGGAATCAACAAGATCAAAGCATAAAATTCTCCCAAATAAACTAGGAAAATAGCCAAGAGAACTTCCAGATAGAAAGCAACGTAGAAATGTTTGCGACAATCGTACATTGCTGACAAGCCAGCCCAGTGACCTATAGCGTGTTCAAACAGCTGGGTTTGTGTCCACTTCCTTGGTATCCAACTAAGGCACCATGGTTTTACGCAGCCATCTAGAATATATGACATTTCTTGCTGTAAAGCTTTTGTTGTCATCTTCCGGATGGGACTGTATCCAAACATGGAAGTGGTTAACCAACTCTGTAGCGCATAGAAGGGGGCAGTGTACCCACTTATCCAGGACTCAAAATAACTGCGAGTAACGTCAGCAGCAAACTCACTCAAGACAGAATTAACTTTTTGGTGTTTGTTGCATTGTCCGACGTCATCACACACAGCAATTGGAAGTTTGCAATGTGTGCAACACTTCATTGTTTTGAAGTCAATGGATCGCTTAACCAAAGCTTTTTGTTGTTGGGAATGTCGACGAGCTAATATTACTACAACTTGTAAGTACGTTTTCAAGTCAAGTTTCTCGCATCTGACAGTTTTCCCATCAACAACCTCGGAAATCACACGAAATTCGCATGTATCAGTGTTACCTTTTACATTACGAACGAAAGCTTCTTCAATCGTGAGTTCCCAAATGTCTTTGGTTAGAGGGCAATCAACCAAGTCTGGATGTGACGTATCAAGAGACACGCCACCCAGCTTGCGATATTTGGGTTTGATGGCGACACGTGTGTGGAACATTCGCCGAAGTGATGCTTCACGTTTATCAGTATAAAGACTAACATTGTAGTCCTCAAAATTTGACGTGATAACACCAACTTTGAAATCAATGAACACCGTTCCTTTTGCGTTAAGCTCTGCCTTTACGGCTTGAGCAGCAACGTTATTAAAAAACTTGATGATCAAATCAGACGGCGAAGTCACAGCAAATTGTGCCTTACCATTACCCAAATCATCGATATTCATGCCGGTTATATCAGATGTCATAGTTGACTGGTATTTGTCGAATAAATCAAGAGTCATAATCCGAGAAGGATCATACTCAATATCCATGGCTGAATGTGCGACTCTCATCACAATTTCAGCCAAAGATGATTTTCCAACACCAGACGAACCAGTCAATCCGAAACATACTGGAGCCTCACGTGAGGCCGTATTTTTCCGTTTTGCGTGAATACGTTCTTGGATGTGAACTGCTTTAGCATAGGCGCTCTGTAACCAGACGGCAGTTGGACCTTTGTCCCGATGACTCTTAAGAACGGAAATTTGCTTTTGCAAGTCATTCACTTTCCGTTCAAAGTCACCAATATCTTCCCCATTTCCTGTTATGACAGTATCAGCATGAGCCAACACATAGTCATTCAGTTCATTAAACTTTTGCATTTCCTGATCTGAATATAGGATGGGTACTAGGGATCGTTCCGTGAAAACACGATACCCTGTAGATGCTAACCAAGAAAAAGTTTTCACAACCGCATCAATAAAATCAACAGCGTGAACTTGATGTTGTATAGCTTTGAGACTAATCAATTCGAAACCAAGTGGAGACCACTCAATTTCCTTGATAGTACAAACAGACAACGACATAGCAGCAGTAATAAGATATGAGACTCGCTTCCAGGCAGTATTGGCCTTGAAGAGATCCCATTTTCGAACGACTGTTGCACCGTCCCAAGCATTCACTTGTTGGTCAGCATTAGGGTCCTCTTTACCCCCACAAAGTTTCTCAATCACGTCAACAATAGACATGATAACGCTCTTTTGTGTGTTCATCTTGACAAATGCCATGACAGCAACAAAAGCGTCAGCATACGATGTGGCACGACTCAGCTGATAACCCATTATAACGATATTCTCAAAGTGAGATAACCATTTTGTTGAGTCCTCATCATTAGTGTCGACTACACCTTCCATGCTTTTCAGAAAGTCCTTACAGACAGGAGGAACCGAAGAATCAGGTTCAGAAGTGTCGTCCGGAAAGGCTTCATCAATAGTTTGAGGCTTAGGAGGGGGAAGTGGTGTGGTTTCAGGAGTAGAAACCGGTGTGTCGGGAAAAGGTTTCCCGGTGAGGGTTGTTATGTCCTCTGCGATAAAATTCGCCATTCGAACAGTATAGGTGCGTAGACTCACATTGTAGAGGTCTATCAACATATCAACAGGTTCGTCGAAGTTGAACACCGCTTGTTCGATTGCTGAACCCCAAGCGGACCATGCTAAAAGCGCATCATCAGATTCGTCTGACTCGAAGGGAGTATAGTCGAATATACTGCGATATCGCTCTTTGTCGATAATCTTTCGGGGAGGGGGTTCAGGAGTGCTGCTATTATTCGTCCGTCGGTTATTATTATTTTTCCGACGAGCAGCGTTGGGATGTTGGTGGGTCCTGCGGAGATAATCTCTCTTACGTAGTTCCTTGGCATTAAGACGCTTGCCATGACACCGAGTGTACCAATCGACTGACAGATCTTCCTTTGTGGGAAGTTCTGGTTCACACTGAAGTTCATCAGCATAATCATCGTCAATTGACATAGATTCAAAGACCTCATGAATAGGTCGCTTACGCCTTTTTGGTTTTGATGTGTCTACCAAGATCCACGGAGGATCATTAGAAGACTCACCCACGTCATCCGACGCTAGCTCCATTTGGGCTGGAGGTAAACCACAAGTAGCATTACTGCTATATTTTAAAGTAACGGCTCTATCGTTAGCGGAACGCTGAACAGTGGAAGAAAGGATGCTTTGTTGTGCTACCCGCACACATACACTTTCCTCATGGTCAGAGGGGTGACAAGAGTTTTGACTGCTTGTCAAGCAGCTGCTGGACTGAACAATAAGTTCGGTCGAGCGGGGGACCGTAAGGTCTACGACTTGTGATAATGAGTCACAAGAAGGGGTGGCAAGCCCAATTTTAACCGGGGTTTGGGGGGACATTTCGCGATGTCCATATCGGCTTAATACTAACAGCGGACACATGAAGTGGCTTGAAAGTAACGTTGATCTAACATCAACAAGTACCGCAACTGGAGGGCCTATATTCAACTTGTTAGGAACTTAAAACAAGAAGCCGATTCAACGCAGGAATCGAAACTGGCTAATTAAGACTTTTATGTAGGAAAACTACTCCCACAGTAGACTAAGAAAAATCATCAAAGGTATGAAAACCAATGGCATAGAACTTAGATTGGATGTTTATTACCGTAAAGGTTATGGATTCATCGAAAAACGAGATACCATCATTTTGATCACTACAAAAGTAGTGCCGCTAAACATCTAGGATGCGGTGTCGTGCTTAAAGAAAGAAGCACTGTGAATGTGGCTTGCGCCACGTATCATAGCTTTATTTTTTACCATATAGGAGGTGTTAAGTTATCACCTGTAAAATATTAACTAAATCAATACAACATTAGAATGGAAATAAATCGAATTATCACCGTAAAAATGTTGATCAATACAATTAACCAAGACTGGACGTGAGAGCGTGAGCTCTCA